TTTATCAGAAAATACCAATATCAGCGGACGCGCTTTAGCCGGATGGGGGCAAGCCGCTAAGCAAATTGGAGGCACAGCCGAAGGGATGTACTCCCATATTCAAAATGTCGCCAATTCATTAGGAAAACTCAAGGAACTGGGCCAAGCTGATCAATCGATAGCCGCCTTCGCAACATGGGGCGGCGAAATCAACGAAGAAAATACCAAAGACCCGCTTTCGTTTTTGATGGCGCAATCCGATTTGCTGGAAAAAATAACCAGGCAACGGGGCGAAGCGGCGGCTATTGTCGTAGCTAAGGAAATGGGCATCGGGACGGCAGAATTTAATTTGCTTAAGCAAGGATCAGCATCGTTAAAAGCTTACTTGTCGGACGCTGAAAAAGCCGCAGGAATTACTAGAGCACAGACCGAACAAGCGGAACGATTACAAAAAAAATTCTCTGAAATATCCGCTTCATTTAGCGGAATTGGTAATGAACTGCTTTTAAAAGCCGATCCTGCTATCCAGAATTTTATTCGTGGATTGGAGCGTATAAAAAACTATTTAAAGTCGGAAGATTTTAAAAGTTTCATAGATAATTTGGGCGTTCTTTTTAATGAGGGATATGAGTTTTTTAATGAATATATCGTAAATCCTATTAGCGAATTTGTTGATTCAAAACAATTTGAACAAATGTTGTCCGGTGTCCGATTGTTTGTTACGGATTCTCTTGAACAATTAAAAAGGTTTTCTGATTACTTCACGGAAAACGTCACAAAGCCTATTCATGACTATTTGCAGTCGGACGATTTCAAGAAGTTAAAAGAAAGTATTTCATTAACGATAAAAAAAGACATTGAAATCATAGGCGATACAGCCGAAACAGCCGGCGCTTATCTTGGCATGGATACCGGTAAAAAAGTCAAAACTCTTAACGAATACCTGCCTAATTCGCTTGATGAAAAAATAGGCGAGTACGGCGCCAAGGTCATGGCTGGTATATTTGGCAGCAAAGATGCTAAGCGAGCATTGGCGCCACAAAAAGTCATTGATTTTTATAAATCACGAGGCTATACGCAAGAACAGTCGGAAGGCATGGCGGCGAATATTGCACAGGAAAGCGGCTTTAACCCAGAGGCGAAAAATGGCAACGTGGCATACGGACTATTTCAATGGGAAAAGCCACGCCAGGATGATTTTAGAAAATGGGCGGGCAAAGATATTCGTCAATCAACATTTGAAGAACAACTGGAATTTTCAGATTTTGAATTAAGGCGCGGACTTGAAAAAAATGCCTGGAATAAAATAGCCGGCACAGGATCAGAAGATCAAGCAGCGGCGGCTATTTCTAAATATTATGTGAGACCTAAAGAGCAACAGCTTGAAATGGCTAAACGGGCATCGATAGCTAAAGAACTGCATTCGGTTACAAACATGGCGAATAATAAAAATAATAATTCAGTGTCTAATAATTCAACGTCAACAGCCGAAACCAAGATTAATCAAATCGTAATTAACACCAAGGCGACCGATGCGCAGGGTATAGCGTCGACCATTGTGCCTGCTATTCAACGAAAAACACAAACGTTC